TAATGTATGGTATAATTACCATACGTTCATCCCACTCTTGGGTGGGACGCAAGTAAGTCGCGGAACGGAGCCGTTCATCCCATGTTAGAAATATTATTCTATTCATCACTCACCTGCCAACAAGCTGATACAATCATGCTTAAGATGAAAGCAAACGAGAAAATCTCTGATGCTTTTAAGGTAGAGTTGATTGAGGTCATGAAGGAATCAACACCTGAATGCTATCCATGGGACGCAAACGACTAAAGGAACGGATTAAAATCCAACTACTTTAGGAGTACCTACAATGAACACCCTAACTATCATCAAGAAGCAGATCCAGAAAGCAGCTGCACTTCACGACGCACAGATCAGTCACGCCGCATATCGTGGTGTTGAGTATGATACCCGTTGTGTGGAGAACAAGGAGTCACATGGCACCTTTTGCTATCGTGGACGTACCTATACCAAATAAGGTATAGATCTTCTGAAGATCAGACCATAAAAGTTAATACTTTTGTGTTAAAAGAGAGGTATTTATACCTCTCTTTTTTTATTTGTAACCTATGTTACCGTTTAAAGACATATATACAGTAGCGAAAATTAGGTGAAAAAAGTGAACCCAGAACCCTCTTATATTATGAGCCCAAACGAACACGAGGTGGAACATGCATGCACTATTATCACGCAATCAGTTAGGTGAATGGAAACATTTTCAACATACAATTGATGATCTAGAATCTGAAAACGAAAAACTAGATGACTATTATGAATGCCTAATCGAATGTGATGCTCTCGATCAGGCGCAATGTAAACGAATATGTAAACGGATTTTAACTTGATTTTTTAGAGGGGTTGTAACCCCTCTTTTTTTGTGCTATAATGTGTAGGTCTTTAAGATGTGTATGAAGAAGCTACCGAAGGTGCGAGCACTTAAGAAAGCGATGAAAGAACAACTCAATACAATGACTAACGAAGAAGTTCAGCGGTCAGTGAGTGATCTTTATGATGCAATGCTTGAGAGAGAACTAATTAAACAAGAACAAAAGAGGAAAGGATTTGGGTATGACATCAGTAAATCTGATAAGCGTAACTCCAGAAGCAGAGAAGATGATGGGGTACGTAGCGAGGGTGAGCAACCCAGCGAACCAGGAGAACCCGAAGGTCTCTGGACTCCTTAAGTATTGCGTCAAACACCAGCACTGGTCTGTGTTTGAGCAGGCATACATGACTCTTGAGATAAATACAACACGAGGTGTGGCAGCTCAAGTGCTACGGCATAGATCATTTACATATCAAGAGTTCTCTCAACGGTATGCAGATTCATCTCTACTAGCTGAAACAATTCCTCTTCCTGAACTACGTCGTCAGGACTCAAAGAATCGACAGAACTCTATTGATGACATCGATCCTTTTGTACGTCAAGAATTCCAAATCAAAATGCAAAAACATTTTGAAGAAGGAATGAAACTCTATCAAGAAATGCTTGATAGAAATATTGCAAAAGAATGTGCTCGTTTTGTGCTTCCTCTTGCCGTACCAACAAAAATCTACATGACAGGCTCATGCCGTTCGTGGATCCATTATATTCACCTGCGTTCTGCACATGGAACACAGAAAGAACACATGGATATTGCGGAGGGCGCACGTCATATCTTTATTGAACAAGTCCCTACAGTATCCGAGGCACTTGAATGGAAATGATTGAAGAAAAGAAAGCACCAAAACCTGGTGATCCATTAACTATTGAAGAGATGACTGAATCTGCAGAACTCTTCTTCCCTAGATTTAATATTGTCAGAGACCGTATGCCTGATGGTTCTACTACTGAAGATACATTGAAAGTGATGGAGAACATTGCTAAACTTGGTCATCAGTTAAGGGGAGAGAAGACGGAGCAAGTTCGTCTAGGTAGATTTGGATTCAACAAAAAGAAACAAGAGGAGGATTAATGCCTACGTATCCTGTTAAACATATGCAGACTGGGGAGACTAAAGAACTCCACATGACTGTAAGAGAATACGATCAATGGAGACTAACAAACCCTGACTGGGATAAAGACTGGTCAGCTGGTGTTGCTGGTGTTGGTGAGGTCGGTGACTGGAAGAATAAGATGAGTAAGACTCATCCAGGATGGAACGAGATTATGAATCGTGCATCAAAACGTCGTGGTTCAACTATTGAGTGGTAACTATGCCTAGATCTAGAAAGCGCAATCAACCTGACATCAATGGTATGTCAAACAAACAGATGAAGAGGAAGAAACCTATTGACTCTTCTTATCTGTTACCTGTAGAACCTCTAACAGATAATCAAAAGATTATGTTTGAGGAGTATGGAAGGGGTCAAAACATCTATGCTTATGGGTGTGCTGGTACAGGTAAAACATTTGTTGCTTTGTATCTAGCTCTTCGTGATGTTCTTTCAGAACACACACCATATGATAAGGTATACATTGTACGTTCTCTAGTTGCTACGAGGGAAATTGGTTTCCTTCCTGGTACACATGAGGACAAAGCATCTCTTTATCAGATTCCATACAAGAACATGGTTAAGTACATGTTCGAGATGCCTGATGACAATAGTTTTGAAATGTTGTATGAGAACTTGAAGGCACAGGAAACTGTATCATTCTGGTCCACATCATTCCTACGTGGTACTACACTAGATAATTCTATTGTTCTTATCGATGAGTGTCAGAACTTAAACTTCCACGAACTTGATTCAATCATGACACGTTGTGGTCAAGATACAAAGATCATGTTCTGTGGTGATGCTCGTCAGTCTGACTTGCAGAAGAGCAATGAACGTACAGGCATCGTTGACTTCCAAAGAATCCTAGAAGACATGAAAGAGTTCTCTTTAGTTGAATACAACATTGAGGACATCGTTCGATCTGGTCTAGTCAAATCATATCTAATTAGTAAAATTAACTTGGGTCTTTAATGCATATTTTTAATCATGTAGATGGCATCCTGCCAATTGAAATGAAAGCAGAGATGATTGATGGAAAGAGATACTATGTCACTCCTACAGGTGGTAAGTATCCTTCCATCACCACCGTGATTAGTAACAATGCAAAGAAGCAAGCTGGTCTTGCTAAATGGAGAGCACGAGTAGGTAAAGAAAAAGCGCAAGCAAAAACTACTCGTGGATGCAACCGTGGTACTAGGTATCACAAGCTTGTTGAAGATTATATCAACAACGAGTTGGATACAAAAAAGTACAAGGACATGCCACTACCGTGGACAATGTTCCACTCTTCTCGTGAAGTGCTCGATCGTATAAATAGGGTATACCTACAAGAGGCAGCTTTATACTCTGATTATTTACAAATTGCAGGACGAGTGGACTGCATAGCAGAGTATGAAGGGGAACTGTCTATCATTGATTTTAAGACAGCAGAAGCCCCCAAGAAAGAACTATATCTTTACGACTATTTCGTACAAGAATGTGGCTATGCATGCATGCTGCAAGAAGTGTACGGTGTAACAGTAAAGAAGTTAGTTACTATTGTTGCTTGTGAAAATGGTGACACTCAAGTCAAAGTTGTCCCACCTAAAAAAGAATACTTTGTTAGGTTGCAAGAGTACATCCGAGAATACCAAAACAAATATGCTAGACAAACTAGAGGATAAATTTATGACAGCTGCGAAATTTTCGCAGGAAGTTGAGAAGATTGCCTTTGACAATGCAATGAACTACATTGATGCAATCGTTTTTTACTGCGAAACAAATGAGATCGAGATCGAATCGGTCCCCAAATTGATTAGCAAACCACTTAAGGAAAAACTTAAGTATGATGCACAGAAACTAAACTACATTAAGAAAACTAGTAGAGCTAAACTATTGTTGGTATGAGTGATTTCTTTCAGTCAGAAATGGTCCGAGGTGACCTGCAAGAACTTGCCAAGATGCAAGAGTATTGTATGAAGGCGGCACATGCTTTCCCAGCATTGGCACCCGTAAAGAAACTAGAGTATTTCGATATCTTACAAGAGATGATCGAGAAACAAAAAGTCTTTTATACTAGACTGAAGTTGTCCGATGATCCAGAGGCAACTGAAATGGCAGACAGCATTAAACAAGCTGCTGTCATGTTCGGTGCATCCGACAGTGAGGACGCTAATGTTGTGTTCGATGAACTGATTGGAAAGATCGATGAGATGCGTCAGCATCTCAAGGCAGAAGGGTATTGACCCCGCCTTCTGCCTGTGTTATAATGTCAGAGTGACGGGGGTCACACAAGCCAAATCCTAACACCCAAACATCCATGTCTAATTTCGCAGAACTAAAGCGCAAGTCCCAGACCAATTTTGATTTCCTGCAGAAGGAACTTCAGAAGTCCACCAATGCAAACAGCAGTGGCGACGAGAGACTCTGGAAGCCAGCACTTGACGCTACTGGTAATGGTTACGCAGTCGTTCGTTTCCTACCAGCACCAGAGGGCGAGTCCCTTCCCTGGGCAAAGCTCTACAACCACGCCTTCCAAGGTCCTGGTGGTTGGTTGATTGACAACTGTCCCACCACCAAAGGTGATCAGTGTCCTGTCTGTGCCGCCAATAACAAACTTTGGAACAGTGGAGTAGAAAGCGATAAAGAGATCGCACGTAATCGCAAACGTAAACTCTCTTACTACAGCAACATCTATGTCGTCAAGGATTCTGCTAATCCTGACAACGAAGGCAAAGTATTTCTGTACAAGTATGGCAAGAAGATCCACGATAAGGTTCTTGCTGCAATGCAACCCGAGTTTGATGATGAAACCCCTGTCAATCCTTTTGATCTGTGGGAAGGTGCTAACTTCAAGCTGAAGATCCGTACCATTGGTGGTTACTGGAACTATGATGCTTCCGAGTTTGCATCACCTACAGCGTTGAGTACAAACGATGACGAGATGGAAGCATTGTGGAAGCAAGCACACAGTCTAGAAGCATTCACTACCAACGATCAATTCAAATCATATGATGAGATTGAGACTCGTATGAATGCTGTGCTTGGTGTCTCACGTCCTGTCCAACAGGCACAGTACGAAGAGGAAGCAGATCCTATCCCCACCAGTGGTGGGTTCAATGATCCCTCTATCATGGCAGCACCAGCACCTAGCGTCCCTGCTACTGATAGTGCAGACGATGATGCACTATCATACTTCCAACGTCTGGCAGAGGAGTGATGGGAGAAGCAGTACATGCTTGGAACTCCATGTCCTACGGGGAGGGGTTCCTCTTCTCCGTATGGGTCATCGGAATGTATTACATTAAACTTCGTATGGACAAGTTCATACGATGAATAAATTTCGGGGGGTCACACCCCCGTTTTTTTAAGCCTTGAATTAATAAAGTCTGTGGACTTTGTACTGTATAGATTCTTCTTTTTAAACTCTTTGATGAATCCAGATATAAAACCACCATTCAATATGTAGATCTCTCTTTTCTTTTCGTTCATTGCTAACTCATGGTCAATAGCAGTGACCCCTTTGGATACACTAGAACCAAGAACAGTGACGTTATT